TCTTTCATTCACGAGAGGTTCAAACACACCTTGTAATTCTTCAGCTAACTCAGCTTGTCTCGCTTTTAACTTAATAGATAACTCTTCTGCTTTAGCTCTATTAAAAGTAAAACCATGTTGTTCTTGTTTAAATATTAAAAAGGCTACTTCATGCTCTAAGTCCATAGCTTCTTGGGAGTAACCTTTTTCTTCTAAGACTTTGTATAATTTGTAAGTAACTTCTGTATCTTGAATACAATACTCAAGCATTTCAGGTGTAAATGTCTGCCAATCGGTATCTATCTGTTCTTTGTACTCACCTATTCTATTACCCCATGCTTTTAATGAGTGCTTACCTATGCAATCTTTTGGAAAATCTTTTCTTGAAAAATCATTATCTTTAATGTCACTATATACTAATCTTGTACCCACTAATGTGTCGAAAATTTTACCCCTAAATGTAGCGGAATATAATTTCTCTAATACAGGAATATCAAACTTAATAATGTTATGACCTATGATTAACTCTGCGTCTTCTAAAAGTTTAATAGCGTCTTCGTTACTAGGTGTAAGTATTTCACCTGTGTCGATATTCTTTAAAACAATGCAATGTACTTTGTCACATACATTAAGGAAGCCATTGGTTTCTATATCAAAGATAAAAGAACTCAAAGTTTTACCTTCTTAATTTTTAATACATTGACAGTAGGCATAGTAGTTACGTTACCTACGTCACCCAATGTACCATCATCATTAAAATTTACATCTGAAGCTAATACATGGACATCTTTGTCAGCTTTAAGTAACCAACCATTTGAAATACAAATAGTTACTTTACTATTAACTGCGTCCTTTAAAGAAACCCATTCAGCCGAACCATTTATATCTTTCCAATATAAAGAAACGAATTGTGCGTTTAATATCTTTTTATTTATTGTTGGTAATTTCATAATTAATGTAATGTTTCTAATTTAACTTCCACATACCAAGCCTCGTCTTGCCCACCTAAAGCTAGGTTTGTTAGACTATCTTGCAACATGAATGCTGTTTTTAAACTTCCTACTGTTATTGTTTGTTTCTTGTTTGTTGATTTAGCTTTTGCTAATGCTTCAGTAACTAACCCTGACCAAAATAAAGCGTCTCTTTTTTTCTTTGCAGATACTTTTTTAATAGTCATCTAAAACCTCTGATGTAGTTTCAGAAAGACAACCTGTTTCTAAATTATATAATAGAGAACATGCTTTGCCTGTCTCACCAGAATATCTATTTTTAAGAATTGCTAGATTAGCTATTTTTTTATCTGACTTAATGTCTCTTGATATGGAAATAATTAAATCTGATAATTGACCTATTGAAGCTGAGCCTCTAAGAGCATTCATGGTAACTTCTTTACCGTCTTCATAGCCCTTATCACCTTCTGACCTTCTTAGATGGCTAATAAGTATGACACCTATGCCTGTTTCTTCTACAAGTGTTCTTAATGTGCTTACAAAATAATCAATTAACTTTCTTTCATCATTAGTATGTTCATCACCCAATGCAGATAAAGCCATGTGTAAATGGTCTAATACTACAAAGTCTACTTCACATGATTTTGCTAAATATCTTATTTTAGTAAGTAAGTTATCTGCGGCTGTACAGCCAAAGTGATTAAATAAATAAAAATTCCCATTACCAACAGTTGATTTAAAAGTTTCTTCAAGTTGTGTTTCATTTATACCTTCTCTTGTTAAATGCAGAGGTTTTTGAAGGGCAACACCCATGATACCTAATGCACTACGTTTAATACTTTCTTCTAAAGCTATGTAACCAACTTTAAAATCTTGTCTTAATAAATCTAATGCTACATGACGACAGAAAGAACTTTTACCTACTCCACTACCTGCTGTAATAGTTGTAAGCTCTCCCTTTCTTAAACCATGTGTCTTATCGTTAAGGCTTTTAAAAGGGTACTGTGCTGTAACGTGTTTATCTTCTTTTAATATTTCTTCAAAAATTTCAGAACCTAATACAATACCATCTGGTCTATATGGTTTTGCATTCCACATAGCTGATTTAAGTTCTTCTGTTCTACCTGCTAACAACATTTCGTTAGCGTCTTTAAGTGGTAGAGAAGCAATCTTGGCTTTGTTAGGCGTAAAAAGTTTTGCAACTTCGTTTGCCGCTTTCTGCCCTGCTTCGTCTTGGTCGAAGCATAAGATTACATTCTCGTAACCCTCCAAGAATTCTAGAGAATTTTGAATATCTTTTTTTGCACCTGCCGCACCAGTTTTAATGGAGACAAAATCAAATTTGTTATCGTTGACCTGACTAAATGAAAGACAATCAAGTTCTCCTTCACAGACAGTAATATATTTTCCTTTTCCTCTACAAGTTTCTTGTCCAAACAAACCTGCTTCTTTTGGATTACCTACCCATTGAAAATCTTTATTAGGGTATCTAAATTTTTGTGCTACGATTTCTTTGCTATCATTATAATAATTAGCAATATGACATGGACGTGCAAACCATGAACCTACTTGGTAGTTATATTTTTTTACTGTATCTAAATTAATTCCTCTTTTATTAAGAGGTAAGTGTTCACCTTTAACAAAGTTAGTAACCTCTTCTCTTTTGATTGGTTGTAATTCGGCATTCATAATTGTTGATTTTCCTTTTGTGGTGTGTTGACATGAGAAACAATGTGTATGTCCGTCTGAATAGACGGCGTTAGCGTCAGACGAAGAACAGTTGTCACAAGGCTCGTGATATAAAAATTCGCTTTCAGTTTCGTTCATAATGTAATAATTTGTGTGAGTTTAAATAAGTGAGGGCTTCGTGGCGGAATGGTTACGCAGAAGATTGCAAATCTTTGTATCCCAGTTCGATTCTGGGCGAAGCCTCCAAAGAGTTGAGGTAACTTCAGTCTCCCTCCATTACCCCATAAATACGAAACGCCTCTAGCTATTTCTAACTAGAAGCGTCTCAATCAACAATCGCCTGTACATCAAAAGACATACACGATTTTTTGGAGTTAATTGCATTTCTGCAACCCACTACCTCAACGCTATACTTCTTTTTGAGCCTTTTTACAAGTTCACGTAAAGATATGTATTGCTCTATTGTGAAGTTAACGTCAAGACCTGTACCATCTTCCAATAAACCTCCTACGAGACCTATTGCGATAGAATTTTTGTTAGTAATTAAAGGTTGGTTGATAGGTAGTATTGCACCAGACATTTCTTCTTTACGTCCAGTTTCTACAGTCCCATCTCTTTTAATTATAAAGTGAAAAGCATTATAGAAATAACCTTCTTTCGCATGTTTTAAAGTTATATCCTTTGCGTTTAAATCTTCACTTGGTTTTGTTTTAGTTGAGTGAACAACTATAAAATCTGTTCTTTCTCTATTATTATTCATTTAACCACTCCAACGGTATGTGTTTATCTGCAAACTTAAATCCGTATTTTTCAGACCACATTGCATAAGTTGTTTCTGATTTTTTTGAGATACGACTTCTTGAATTACTGAAAACAAACCTGATGTCTAATTCAGGGTGTTGCTCTTTTACTAATCGCATTTTCTGTCTATCAGCAGACGTAAACAAACCTTTAGTTTCGATATAAATGTTTTGTTCTTGTAGGTAAAAGTCTGGCGTATACGTATGAGCTTTCGTAGGTTTGACATAAGTCAATTTAACCTTCTCATAGGTATACGTTACCTTATTAGCGTCTAACTCTTGTGAGATAGCTATTTCTAAACCAGACCTGAAACCATGTTTCAAACCAATTTGATTAGAAGTCTGTCGAGGACGGTGATACTTCATTTTCAAATGCGTTTTCTGCTTGTGGTGCAACATAGCCATCTTTGATTTCTTCAAAGCCATGAGTTTGTGAACCTGCACCTTTGCCACCTTCGACTAGCTTGGCTACTTGCACAGCTTTTAATCTCAAGCTGACACCTGCACCTGCCATAGCGGTGTAATAAGGTATCATATCAGCAGAAACTTTCATTTCACTGCCAGACCAAATCTGGTCTTTCATAGGTGTACCTTTGCTATCGAAGACTGGAATTTTAATATCTATAGTCTCACCACTTTTCATATTAATTTTAGCTTTCGCTTTAAATTTAAAAATGATGTTTCCAGTTGGCTTACCTTCTAAATATTCTTCTTCGAAGGGTAAGTTAGCTGTTTTAGGTTCTTTACCTTTAGATTGCTGTTTAGCCATTTCTAAAGATACTTTCATTTCGTCTTTAATAGACTTAATGATTGACTGTGCCTCAGACCCTTTGACAATTAGGTTAGTCTTAAAGTGACCACCATTCTCTTTATCAAATTTAGTATCTGGGGTATTGAGCCAACAATATTGACTAACGCCTACTGGTGTTACCAATTTGTTATATACTTTTTTGTTCATATTATCCTTGTTTGTTGTTGTTTCTTTGATTTACTCCAAAGAGACTGTTGATTGTCTAATAGGGCAGGTTTACTATTCCTACCCTGCTTAGTTTCCGATAGTGCATACATTTAGGCAAAGAAATACTTACATTCGTGTAATAAATCTAAATTTAGCTCACCATCTTTAGGTCTTTCAGGTAGTTCAGCTATAGCCTCATCTGATAACGTCTCTGATACTTTTGCCTTAAATTCAGAAAGTAAATCTTTAGAGAAAATACTTACAAAGGCTTCTCTAATACTTTCATTAAGTTTATCTATATCACAGGCATGGGTTGCAAAACTATCATGCACATTACAAAAGTTTTCTATTCCTTTTTCTCTTGCAATGTTAACCGTCCTAATCATACAGGCACTATCTAACGAGTGAACGTAGTTAGCAGGACAACTATTACGTTGTTTCATTTTGTCGGTCTCTGGTTTAGCTTCTCTTATTGTGGATTGGATTACCTGTCCCATCAAATGTGTCTCTACCCTTCTACTTTTCATTTCTGGATAATATTGATAAACAGGAAAACCTACTGGAGTTACCCAGTGTATAGGCACACCTTCCTTTGCGACAACTTTTGCTATGTCCTGCAAATATCTCATTCCTTCTTTTGCAGATTTTAAGTTCTCACCTATTGATTGCCAAATTAATTTTGACAAATATGTTGATGGTTTAAACAAATCATCAAATGGGTGCATTTCTCCTTTGTCTTTTCTTTTAGTTAAGTCTTCAACTACAAAGTCAGTACATGCGTATCTTGTACTTCCATAAGTAAGTGTCATAACAGGTCTTTTACAAGTAGACCTTTTAACACCGTAGTCTAACCACTTAGTAGCTAACTCTTCTCCTTCAGCAGATTTTTGTTCTGCATTTTTAACTACTTCATTTTTCACAAGTCCATAGATGTCTTGTGGTACATCACTAGGTACACAGTTTACTAATGACCCTGCAACTTTATCTTTTAATAACAAACTGTAAATCTGCAAACCATTGCAAGAACCATCTACGTTAACTGGGATATGAGAAATAAATCCATCACCTTCTTTTGTGTATCTATTCCATTCATCACAAAATGCTAAAAACTGAAAAGCATTGTCTGCGTCTTCCCACTGCCTATTACCAATA